TATGAAGCAGATGAAGGTTATCATGATGATCTAATCATGTGTTTGGTTCTATTTGGCTGGTTGAGTAATGAAAGTTATTTTAAAGAACTAATCAATAGTAATCTTAGAAAAGAGTTGTTTGAAAACCAGACTGCTCTTATCGAAGCAGAACTAACACCCTTTGGATTTATTGATAATGGCATAGAGAGTCTAAGCAGACCCGTAGTCGAAAGCGGAGATGTTTGGTTTAATACCGATCCATTTGTAGAAATTGACAAGATGCGACAAAAATGGCTTCAAAATGTCTAGATATGTGTTTCTATAAATAATTGGTAAATAATTCGCTATGTCAACCTTAAGGAGAACAACATGGCATTTCAGCTTTCACCCGGTGTTCTAGTAACTGAAAGGGACTTAACCGATGTCGTCCCTGCTGTTGCTACTACGGTTGGTGGGTTTGCCGGGCACTTTAACTGGGGACCTGTTAACAGGGTAGTAACAGTATCCAGTGAGAAATTGCTTGCTCAAACATACGGCCTACCTGATACTAATACCTATGAGTCGTTTTTTACAGCAGCAAATTTTCTTGGTTATGGCAATAATTTACAGATTGTAAGAGGATCTTCGGCATCACATACCAATGCAGTTGCTGCTGCTAGTTTGGGTGCTTCGGGTGGTACTGCTACACTTATCAAGAACATTGACGATTATTCTGCTAATAGCACATTCTTTTCAGCTAATATTCCGCATACCACAGGATTATTTGCAGCCAAGTATCCAGGATCCTGGGGCAACAGCCTTAAGGTTAGTATGGCTGATGCAAATTCTTTTGCTAGCTGGACCTATGCTGCTCAGTTTAATGGCAACCCAGGAACAAGCGATTATGCTAGCGCACGGTCTGGTGTAAATGACGGTCTACATGTAATTGTTATCGACGAAGATGGTTTATTTTCGGGCACACCCGGAACAGTTTTAGAAAAATTTGCATTCCTTAGTAAAGCCAGCGACGGTAAACGTACCGACGGAAGTTCGGCCTACTATGTAGACGTACTAAGAGATCAGAGTGCCTATGTCTGGTCCATTGCACATCCTGCAGTTGCCAACCTTGCTCCCGGTGCAAATACAGCCTGGGGCAGTGCAGCAGCCGGTGTTACCTTTGGTAACCTTATTACAGCAGTTACATCGAGCTTTGTTGGTGGCGTATTAGGTACTCCAACCGACGGCGATGTTACTCAAGCCTACGACGAGTTCAAGCAGGACGGTCTATATGACCTTAGTTTGGTTCCTGTTGGTAGTTATGGTGCCAACGTAGTAAGCTACGTAGTAAACAACATCTGCGAAGTACGTAAAGATTGTGTGGCATTCTTTAGCCCGCCATTATCAAATGTTCTAAACAAAGCATCAACTACCCTGGCTACAACAGCAGTTACCGGATACAGAGATGCAGTCAACCTTAATACCAGCTATGCTGTCATGGACAGTGGTTGGAAATATCAGTATGATCGCTACAATGATGTGTATCGTTGGGTGCCCTTAAACGGCGATATTGCTGGTCTTTGTGCTCGTACAGATTTTGTTGCCGATCCCTGGTATAGTCCTGCAGGTTATACACGTGGTGTTATTAAGAATGTCGTCAAGCTGGCGTTTAGCCCAACACAGACCGATCGTGATAACCTCTACAAGAAGGGCGTAAACCCAGTTGTTAGTTTTCCTGGACAGGGTACAATTCTGTTCGGCGATAAAACACAGCTTACCAAGCCAAGCGCATTTGATCGCATCAATGTTCGCAGACTCTTTATTGTCCTTGAAAAAGCTATCGCAACTGCTGCTAAATATCAGTTGTTTGAGTTTAATGATGCATTTACTCGCGCACAGTTCCGCAATCTAGTCGAACCGTTCTTGCGTGATGTACAGGGTCGTAGAGGTATCACTGACTTCAAGGTAGTTTGTGATGAATCTAACAACACAGGTGAAGTAATTGATAGAAATGAGTTCATAGCTGATATATTCATTAAACCTGCTCGTTCTATTAATTTTATACAGCTGAACTTTATTGCTACACGTACTGGTATAGCATTTGAAGAAGTTGGCGCCTAAGGAGATATAGATGTCGACCGTATTTAACGTAGATAGATTCAAGGCAGCACTAACAAACGGTGGGGTTCGTCCCAACCAGTTTGCTGTGTTCCTTAGTTTTCCGACTTATGTCGGAGCACAGGCCGTAGCAGTTGCTCGTGCTCCGTTCCTGGTCACAGGCGCAGAATTGCCTGGCCAGGACATTGGTCCAGCTACTGTATTTTATCGTGGACGCGAAGTTAAATTCGCTGGCGATAGAATCTTTGCACCCTGGACCATAACTGTTCTGAATGACTCAGACATGAGCATTCGCACTGCCATGGAGCAGTGGATGAACGGCATGGAAGACCTAGTGAACAAGACCGGCAGACTCAACCCATCAACCTATCAGCGAGATCTAGAAGTATTCCAGCTTGATAGGAATGGAGCAGTCCTAAAAGGCTACAAGCTAGTTAGTGCATTTCCCAGCAACATTGCACCAGTTCCTCTGGACTTTGGTGCTAATGATCAGATTAGTAACTTTACTGTAACCTGGCAATACCAGCACTTTACAGTCACAACAGCAAGCGCTCAGCAAGTTCTTGACGTTACTAGTGTTTTTAGCGGTATCCTCTAAATTATAATCTAAAACATGGCTATATCATTATTTGGTTTTACCATATCGCGTG